TATCGACGATCTCCTCGCAGTAATCCGCGCAGTCACCCGCCCCGCTGACCGTTGCGCCAAGGCCAAAGATGGTATTGCTGGCAAGGTCGGCGAGGCAAAGTGCCGGGTTGTTGCTGTAGGCGGTAGAAGCGTCGCGCTCGTCGTAGACTTTCCGCCCCTTGATCACAGCGGTAAAGGTTGGCGCGGCGTCGAGTTGGCCAGAGGGAATGCGGAAAACCGAGTACGCCAGGCCAATGTCCCCGCTAGGGGTCTCGAGGATCATGGGGTCTGCAAAAGCCGCAACCCCTGACGAAAGCGTCGAATCCGCTGTTTGGGTCGTGGTGCCGGTGTAGTCGGTCTGCGTCACACCTCCGGGGACCGCCTCGTCGTTGATGTAGACCTTCTCGACCTCTTCAATTTCACCGAAACACCATACGACGCCAAGCACCAGGTCGCCGGAAATATCACCAATGGCGAAAATACGGCCCGGGACGGTGGTGCGGCCGTAGACCACTGGGATCGGGGATCCTTGTGCGGTGGCGTTGAGGGTGAGAGAGCGCCTGTCATTGAGAGACTTAAGCTGGGACGCAGTCAGTCGGCCCCTGGCACGACGTGATCCGACGCGGTAGGCGAACGAACGCCCGTCAGGATAAGTGATGGTGACGCTCATCGCGGCGACTCCAGGATCAGCTTCTCGCCTTCCCAAGAGATGATCGTGCCGGGGGCCGGGCAGAAGGCGGTCACGGCATCTACGGTATGCCGGGGGGTGAGTTTCTGGGACAGGGTGCGGTGGCTGACTGATACGGAAATATCCTCACCGGCAAAGGCAGAGGAGCGGATTTCCCCATCGATCAGCAGGATCCCGTCCTCGGCGTCGAAGGTGTCGCCGTCGGACGGTGAAGCGGGGATCTGCCAGATCTTGCACGCCCCGCCCCGCCAGGTGCCGTTCTGGGTTTCTGTGACCCGGGTGGACGTAGCCGGCAGGGACAGCGTGGCCGAGCGGGAGTCGGAGATTTGCGTGACCCGAAGACCCCCGGCGGTAAAGGTCTGGGAGTCGAAGATGACCTCCCCCGCACAGGACAGGAGCTCTTCCGAGCCCGAGTGCTCCCAGGCCACGAGGTAGATGGGGCGGGTGGCCTCGGCCGAGAGGTTGGTCTGCAGCCCCGGGGTGACGCTGCGGGGCATTTAGACCTCCTTCGCCCGGAAGGTGAAGCTGACCGAGTATCGATTCCCGGTCATGTTTTCCTGCACCGGAGAGATGATCCGGCCAATGTAGTCCGTCCCGTCAATCGTCCAGGTGATCTGCTCGGCCCGGTTGGTGTTAGCAAAGGTCACCAGGGTGTCCTTTTCGGACTGCGTCAGGTAGGCAAACTGGCACTCGATAGTCGTCCACTGATCAGGCCCGAGAACGCGCACTCGCTGGGAGCCATCGTCCATGAAGTCCACACGGACGTTGTTGTCGCGGGTGAATACGGAAGACCGCTCGAGGTTATAGCCGGAAGGAAACGCTACGCTCATGCCACACCTGCCTCCCTCGCAGCCCCAAGATCGGCTGCCGCCGCCCTGATCTCCTGGGCGGCGACCAGCATCGTGTCTGCAGCCTGCTGCTGCCGCTGGGCGGCCTCACGCATGAGGTCGCGGATCTCCGCATTCTGCGCGGACTGGCTTGCGCTCAACTCGTCCAGAATCCTGTCGAGGCGCTGCTGTGCCTGCTCGTTAGTCGCCTCTGCGTAACGGGCGAACACCTCTGCCTGCTTTTCGCCCGGGTTGTCGATGGAGTTGAACAGGGCGGTGTTGAGGCGGTTGATTTCCTGCGTGACTCTGGCGATCTCAGCCGGGTCTGTCAGGCCACCAAGCGAGCGCCGCAATGCGTCACGCTCTGCCTTGCGGGAGGCAAACAACTCCTCCGGGGACATGACCGACTCGCGGATCTGCTGGGCGCTCTGGGCAAACATCACGCCCACCTGCTCAGACACCTGGTTAACCGCCATGGCCAGCTGGTAGGCCGCCTGCTGGTTCTGGGCCAGCGCGGCATTCAACTCAGAGGCAGCCGCAGCAGACCCGTCGAAGTTGGCAATGAGCGTGGCAATCTGCTCCAACTGGGAGCGGTAGGCGCCCATGGCGGTGGTCTGGGCCGCCTCAATGTCTGCGACAACCGACTCCACCGGGTTCTGGCTGGCCATGCGGTCCAGGGAAACCATTGCCTGGGCAAATTGCAGGGTCTGCTCGCTGGTGCCCTCGAATCCGTCAATGACGCGCTTTAGGGCGGGAGACAGTTGGTCTGCCTGATAGATCACCCTGTCGATCAGGGTCTCAATGAACTCGTCCTGCTGGTTGAGGCCGAAGCGGTCAGACCCGATCCGCATGTAGTCCCGGCCCCGCTCAATATCAAGCTGTGCCGAAGAGCCCCCGATAGCTTGCGCCAGCGCCTGGGCGTAATCGGCAAAGCCCTGGACGGCATCCACGCTGCCCTGATCGAAGGTCTTGCCCACACCAAAGACGTTGCTTTGCCCGGTGGCAAGGTTAACGCGCCCCCGGCCGGGGTTGTCGCCGTTGTTCTGTCCACCGAACAAGGACTCAATGCCTGCTCCTGCGAAGGATCCAAGACCTGCACCCAGTGGGCCGCCCAGGGCAAAGCCGATGGTGCCGCCAAGGCTTGAGCCTATGCCACTGGTCTGCCCGAACACCTGATTCCCCAGGTAACCACCCGCAAAGCCGGCAGCCGCGCCACCGATAGCGGTGCCGAAGGTCATATTGTTGGCCGTGTTGAACGCCCGGCCGGAAAGTCCAACCAGTGTGTCGCTGCCAAGGGCCGAGCCGGCCTTGAAAAGCCCCTGGCCCACAAGATTGGCCGCCCCCGCACCGAAGCCGCTGATACCAGACATAATGCCGCCACCGGCCCCGCCGGACGCATAGGCCATCTCGGCAATGGTGTCGAGGAACAGGTTTTTCAGGCCGTCAAAACTGATCTTGCCGTTGCGGAGGATATCCTTGAAGAAGTTGGCAAACTGATCATCCAGGCGCTCAAGCCCCCGGTCATAGGCGGCCTGGAAGTCTGACACGTCCTCCTCGGACAGTTTGACCAGCGCGGCACTGTCCTTGGCAATGCTCTCCCGGGCCTTGAGGAGGCGGTCCTGCATCGACTCAAACGCCTCATCGGACAGGGTGACAAACTCCTGGGTGTCCGACGCCATCGCGCTGGTGGACGCCTCCCACTGGCGCTCCACGTCAATCACAAACGCCTTGATCTGGTCGGAGGGGAGTTGCTCCGTGGCCAGGCGGTTGATGGTGGCCATGGTGTCCTCGAACTCGGACTCCAGGGTCAGCAGCGCACCCTCTACCGATGAGCGCACTTCCCGCTCGTCAGTAAACGGTAGATCGTTCCACCACTTTGTGACGGCCTTGCCGACGCGATCAAGTACCCGGAGCGTGGACACCGCCCAGCCCTGCAGCACCGCCTTCAGGCCCTGCCAACCAAGCTGCAGCCCCCGTACGCCGTCCGCCATGACGCCAATGGCATCGATGACAAAGCCGAAGGACTGATCTGCCGCCTTGCCGACGCCGCCCGTTTCCTTGGCAACACCAAAAAGCCGATCAGCGATAGCCTCGAGCGTGGGAGCAAACTTCACTGCCAGTTGCTGGGTAAAGCCGCTGAAGGTAGAGCGCACGCGATTCATCGCGTCATTGGCCGCCTCGACCTTGGCGGCGTCGATCTCGTTGATGGCAATGCCCGCCTGCCGCGCCTCGTTGGCAAAGCGGTCCAGGGCTGTGACGCCGCCCTCCATCGTCTGCACGAGGGAAACGCCTTCCGAGTCGAACAGCTTCATGGCCAGGCGCACACGGTCGGACTGGCTGCCAACCCCCTCCATGGCCTCAGTGACACGCCGGAAGGTTTCGTCGGGAGACAGCCGGTTGAGCTCGACAGCCGAAAGACCCAACTCCTTCAAGGCATCCCTGGCCTCTCCCGTCCCCATGGCCGCCTCTGCCAGGCGCCGCGTCATGCGCTGCAGGGCCATGTCGAGGGTGGAGGCAGAAACCCCCGTCTGCTCCGCGGCAAAGCGCAGGGCGGCGAGGTTCTGGGTGGCAACCCCCAAACGACCAGACACCTTGGCCAGGGAGTCCACCGACTGCAGCCCCTGGCGGACAAATGCGGCCGTCATGGCCGCGCCGGCTGCAGCAACGCCGGCAGAGAACTTCGCAGCGGCCACTGTGCCGGTCTTCATCCGGCCAGCGAGCTTGTCGAATGACCCGCCCGCCTTGTCCGCGCTCTTCCCTGCTGCCTGCTGCTGCTTGCCGAGTTTGTCTGTCCGGTCCCCGGCGCTCTTTACCGCGGCCTCATACTGGCCCGTATCGGCATTGAGCACCCAGCGGGACTGCATCTCATTTGCCATTCTGCATTTCCTTGAGCGCAGCCAATTCCATGATCTGCACCTTTTCGAAGAGGTCCGGGGTCATCTTGATATCTGACATGCGGGCGCAGGGCTCTACACCTGCGTAGTTGAGCCCCACCCTCTCCCCCATGGGGGAGATAACCCACTGCGTCTGCAGACGCATGAAGAACTCCAGCGCCTCGAGGTTCTCGCGGTAGACCCCGAAAGCGGATTGATCCACCACGTCCTCGGCGGGGATGCCCCACGCCTCGGCATCGGCAGCGAGCTCGCTATCGCCGCCCGCCCTGAAGATCCGGCGGACGGCGTCCTTCAGTTTTTTGCCTTGTGCCCCGAAACGCCCTCGGCATATGCCTCGACCAGTGCGTCAGCAAATATGGGGTTCCGCCGGATGATCCGGTTGCGCTCATCGGCATCCTCGATCTCATTGCCATCGGCGTCCTGCACCGGGATGCCGGTGAAGGACACCAGGGCCGACTCGAGAAACCGCTGCACGTTGCGGGTCTCCGGGTTGATGACGAGCTCCTCGATGGCTTCCTGGTCGAGGACGTTGAAGGTTGCCTCGAACTTCACCAGCGACTTCTTGCCGCCCATGGGGACGTGGGCCTTGACGGACCAGTCGAACGTGGATTCTTCGCGCAGTACAAACATAAGGGCCACCGTTTACCGTTGAAATGCGACCGTTGAAGAGGTTGGCGGGCCCGGGCACGGTCAACACCCGGCAAGGCCGAGGCACCCGCCAAACCGATCAGGTGCAGGTGATGGTCAGTTCATCGTCACCGGAATCCGGCACGAGAGAGAGACCCATCTCCAGCGTGGAGATGCCATCGCTCTCGCCGTAGGTCGGCTGGACAATCTGCACCGCAGGGGCGTCAATCTGCACCGTGTTCCCGGTGGCCGATCCGTGAACCAGTTGCAGCGCCCCGGTGGTCGAGTTGACCGCCGTGGTGAACCAGTTCTTGTCGGAGATGGCCGGCGCCTCAATGACGCACTGGCCGGCCGGCGCACGGTCCACCAGTTCGACAGACTCATTGCCGACCACGTTGCGATAGACCACCTCGTTGGCCATGTCGAGCGACAGGGAAATCAGGGTGGACGATTCGCCGTGCAGCGTGAACGTGCCGGTGTTGTCATTGTTGATGGGCAGCGGCGTCTGGAAGCTGGACACCGTGGGGGTCCCGTCCGCGCTGGACGTGGGCGCGTTATAGAGCCCGGTGAAGGTGAAAGAGAACCGCGGGATTTCACCCGGGGACAGATTCATGCTCACCGTGCCGCGGGCGCCGGTCACCTTGTGAAGCTGCCCGTCATGCTGGAAGTACAGCGTGGCAGAGTCGATGCTGTCCGACACCGGCGCGAAAACCACGGACGTGGATGCGTTGACGGTTTCGGAGAACCCGCAAGCCTGCAAGGCCGAGGACCACTTCGGGGGCGTGTCCACACCGCCACCGCCTGCCACCTCCACCTGGAAGCTGATCTGCACGAAGGTGCCGACCTGGATTTGCAGGTCATTACCCAGCACGGCGCGGTCCAGGTTGCGCCCGACCGTGGGGCCGGCCAGGGGCGTGATGGAAAGGTTGCTGGTCAGCACCGCATCCGACGCCTCGGCGGGCGTGGAGTCGGTGCCATAGGAGCTCTCGGTTTTCACGAGAACGTATTTCTTTCTTGCCAGGAGTGCCATGGTCAGGATTCCTCTTCGTCAGCTTCGGGAGTATCGGCAATGGTGTCCTCGGACTCCCGAGCTGGGCCCTCGATCAACACCCATTCGCCGGATTCGGGGTTGAACCAGTAGCGGCTGCCGTCTGGCTCAATGCGATAACGGGGCATGGGATACCTCTTAAATTGCGGTTTCTGGGTCTGCGGCCGTTGTTCGATACCAGACGCGATAGGAAAGCCTGGCGCTCATGACCGGCTTTTCGCCGTCGCCGTAGGACTGGAACGCGGTGCGCTCGAGGATGCACTCGGTCACCGTGCCATCCAGCGTCAGATCAGCGGCGAGCTCGGCCTCAACCTGCGCGACGTAATCGTCCACCGTGTCATCGACGCCGGTTACGGCCTCTGCCAGCACCTCGACCACCAGTTCCGCCTCACGGGTGTAGCGGGCCGGGGTGTTGAGGGCGCTGCTGTTTTCGTTGGTCGCACGCTCCTGGTTCACATACACCGAGATCGCCGGCAGCGCGTCATAGGGGTAGATGCGCGTCCGGTGGACGGTGATGCCGATGGGCGCCAGGATGCTGGCAACCTTCTCGCGGATGACCTGGCGGTGGTGTTTCATCGCCGCGCCAGCCCGCGCTTGGCAACCTCTCGGTCAATGCGCTTCTGCATATTCGTGAAGAACACCTCGTCAAAGAAGTCCTTGGCCGGCTTGCGGAGGACGTTGCGAACTGAGCGCCGCAGGAACGGACCAATGTCGGCACGCTCCTCCACGATTGGGAGCCTGGCAGCGCCCTTGCGGGCAAAGGCGGACTTCTTGCCGCTTGCCATCACCGCATAGAACGCCTTGGGGTTCTGCGGCTTGCCGGGCATGGTCTTGTAGGTAACGCCACGCTTCCCAACCCGTCTGGGGCGAGGGGTCATCTTCGACACCAGCACCGGCACCTCGCCAATGAAGCCCATGGCAGACAGTTTCCGCATGGATGCCCTGCGGGTGCGGATCGGCTTGATGCGGCGCCGGATGATGGACTGTTTGACCCCCGTGCGCCGTGACACATCCACGGACGCCTCCTTGCGGATGAAGGTCATGGTCCGATTCATGGCCTTCGCCGCCTCCGACCGCATGGTCCGCTCGCTGATCTCATAGAGAAGCTCGGCCATCTCAGGCGTGTCGGTCGTAAACTCGAAGGTCAGAGACATTAGGTGGCCCGGAGGATCACTTGCGCGATATCCGGTTCCGTGTTCCGCACATCCACGACCTGGTAGGCCGTGCCGTCAATGGTCAGCACATCGCCGGCCGACCAGTCCGACGCGACAGAAGAGCGAGCCACCGTGAGAATCGGGGCCACCTGCGAGTAGTCGCCAGCGTCCACATAATCCTCGTCAAGGATCCCGGGGAACGCATCGCCGCCCCAGGTGGTTGGCGTCACGTCTTGCGCGAAGTCGCTGAAAAAGACCGTGGCAAGGTCTGGCGTGAAATCAGTCGCCACGACCTTCGTCTGCCTCGTCCATGCGGTTGACCGGGGCCTCTACCTTCTTCGGGCGCCCGGGGCGCTTGACCGGCTCGCTGTAGACCTCGGCAAACTTGAAGTTGACCAGCAGACGGCCCTGCCGGTCGCTGGCATCGACAACATCGCCGGCCTTGACCCGCTTGCCGTCACAATTCGTGCTTTTCAGCATCTTGATCTTCATTGCATCACCCTTGGAAAAAAGAAGGGGGCCCTAAGGCCCCCTGCGTGATGGCTATCGCTTACACGATACCGTCGTGGGCGTGACAGAACGCCGTGGGGTAGCGAACCGCCACATCGACCGTCTTGAAGGTGATGTAACGGATCTTGCCCTTGAGGCTGTGGGTGTAGGGATCGACGTTGATCTCGAGACCGCCCCACTCACCGATGAGCACCTGCGAGAAGTCACCGAAGAAGTAATGCTCATCGGTAACCTGGTTGCTCATGATGTAGGGGTAGCCCTTGATCCGGTCGTTGTCCCCGAGGATGAAGTTACCCTCGACACCGGAGCCCTGCTTCGGCGTGGTGGACAGCGCCTCCCAGCCGTTGGCCTCGATGAGCCACACCGGGTTGCCCATGATGGCGTTGTCTTCCATCACCAGGCGGATGATCTCAACGATCTCCGCATAGGTCGGGTCGGCAGCCGCCAGGTCCTTCACGTTGATGCCAGACTGGTTGGCGATACCCGTGGGCTCACCGGAAGATCCGGCGCCGTACAGGGTAGCGAGGTCGATGCCCAGCGCCTGGGCAACCGCCAGATCGTTCCGCACGATGGCCTCGATGGACGGGGTGGACTGCTGCAGGAGGCGACGGGTCACCTCGGTGTAGCAGGCCAGGTCCTTCGGGGACATGGTGATCTGATCGAACTGCGGCTCGCTCTCGGTCGCGTCACCGTCCTCGGCGCTGATCCAGGTGGATGCAGCAGCGGAGGTCTGGCGCGGGATCTCGACGTTGCCGACGAGGCCCGACAGCATGGTGGCGCCGGCCCGCATGACCGAGGACGAGTTGCGGAGGACCTCCACATAGTCGCCCGGGCGCAGGTTGTCGGCCACCAGTTCCGCACCGTCCGTTGACGTGCCGGCAGACAGATCACGGCCCAGCAGGCTGGTCGGGATGAACTCACCGCGGCACTTGAAGTCGTCGCCAAAGCCACGAGTGGCCTCTGCGGAGACTTCCAGTTCGAAGGCGGCGCGCTGCTGCGCGGAGCGGTCGTTGGGGTTCCGCAGTGCGTCCATGAGGCGAACCAGCGAGAACTGCTCCCGGTCCTTACGGGACAGGTCCACCTCGCCATCGTGGCCGGATTCGGCGCGGGCGGCGTTGTTGCGCTCGCCAACCTTTTCCAGGGCCTTGGCGTTGAACTGCTCGATGGACCAGCCCTCCGAAACAGCCTGCCGGCCGAGATCATCGAGCTCGAACTTGTCGGCAGCCTGGCGGATGGAGTCCACGCGGCGGGTTTCCTCGGTGCGGATGCGCTGGCGCTCCGCGGCTTCGTCGAAGGTCGGCTCCTGGCGGACCTCGTCTTGGACTGCTTCGGGCATGGTAGCCTCCTGTTGTGTCTCGAGTTGAGCTTCGGGTGCATCGGAGGACCGGCCGACACCAACCTTGGTGTCAGCGGGGATGGCAACGATGCTGACCTCCATGGGCTCCCACCGGGTCACGGTCACAAGGTCTGGCTCGCCACTGCGCTCCTCAACCTCATATTTGTGAATGCGATAGCCCACGGACACCAGGCGACGGATGCCGTCCCGCACGTCCTCGAAGATCTCCTGCGCCCGCTGACTCTTCCCGAAGCGGATGACAGCACGTCCCACCCGGTCATTGTCGATGCGCGCAGATTCAACAACACCGACCTGATCGTCGGCGTCATGGTTTACCAGGACAGCGGCGCCCCCGTTGAGGCGCTCGAGCAGCACGCTCTCGCTGTCATGGCGCAGCACCTCCACCCCGAAAAACCGCTCATACGGCTCCTCGGAACTGAAGGCGATTTCCACAGTCCGGGCGTCTTCATCGACCTCCCGGCGCTGTACGGTTGCGGATCGCTCAACCTTCCGGTCAAGGATCTCGGCATCAAGCTTCTTGGTTGTCATCGGTCGGCTCCTGCATGTCTGCCGTTGTAAGTCCTAGCTCGCGCAGCTTCGCCTCGTCCTGGGCGCAGGCGCGGAACACTTCGTCCGGGTCGTCGCCCTGCTCGCGGATGATCTGGCTGCGAGACTTGAGGCGCTGCTGGATGGCCAACTGGTTGGCAAAGCCATCCTTCTGCGGATCCACCCAGGCCCACCGACGCCCCTGGAAATGAGCGGGCAGGTATTCATTCACCGGCCGGCGCAGGGGTTCTGGCATCCCACCACCACGGCGGGGGATTCGGATGCGCTGGGCCGTGTGCTCAAGAGCCAGCCACTCCTCATAGACCGGACGAATGAATGACCGGATAAACCAGTTCTGCAGGCCCTTGAAAATCTCCCGGTCCTCAAGCACGCCGGCACGGATGGATGAGTAGTTCACACCCTCGAGGTCACCGGACAGCGAGTGGTAGGAAATCCCAAGGCCAGAAGCGATGCCCTGCAGTTGCTTCTTCACAAAGTCCGCGTACATCTGGTGGGGGTAATCGGAGTCGAAAGAGACCAGGTCTCGGTCCCCAATGTCCTTTATCGTCCCCGCCTCGAACTGGTCGAGGGTGGCGTCGCCGTATTCTTCCTCCCCTTCATAGGGGGCCTCGCCGGGCTGCGACTTGAGAAATGCCATTGTCGCCGCTGTGCTGCGGGCCTTGACGATGGCCGCTTCATCGTATTTCTCCAGGTGCTTGCTGCGTTCGAGAGAGGCGTGCATCCAGGGCACGCCCCGGGACTGGTCGGGCCATTCGGTGATAAAGCCGTGGATGATCACCGACGCCGGCAGCGAATACTTCTCATAGTTGTCATACCCGCCCATGGCTGGGTGCGACTTCTTCTTGAAGTGGTAGCGCACCCGGCGCCCGTCGCGGTCATACTCCACACCCAGGCGGATTTCGCGGCCGTCCTTCGTGGTCTCGTTCTTCTCGACGTTCAAGAGCTCGGGGTCGATGAACTGCAACTGCAGCCGCCCGTCCCGGGTGTATCGTTTCTGGAACAGGAACTCGCCGTCCTGCGCCGCGCACCCGATGGCAAGGTTCTGCAGGTCGATGAAAGTGTGCCGGCCGAGGTAGTCACAATGGCGCTGGCACCACTCCGAGAACGCCTGCTCGATGGCATCGTTGGCCGCCCGGTCGGGCTCGCCGCGGAACAGGCTCTGCGCCTGCACCGTGACACCCATAGGGCCGACCACGTTGCTCTTGATGGTCTGGATGAACCGCTTGCCGAACGGGTTCATCCGCACCATGGCGCGAGAGCGGGCGCGGAGCGGGCGAAGCTGGGTCTGCAGGTAGAAGTCGATGGTCTGGCTGGTCGTGTCCCAGCCCTGCAAGACCCGGTCGGCTATCCCTGAGAAGAAGTCGCTGCTACGGACGCGCACCTTCGGGTTGAGGTGCGGGTTTGGCGCGAGTCGCACGTCGCGCACCAGTTCGCCTTCCATCGGCGCACGGGTGTCCGCCCGCCGAGGAATCTGCCCGGGCGGGTACTGCCACCATGCCATGTTATGCCCTCATGCCGACCAGGACGCGACGGCCAGTGGATCGGCCCGCCTTCCTGTTGATCTCGTCTTTCTCGCGCTGCCACCGCTTGCGGAACTCAGCCTCGAGGGCCAGCAGTTCCTCCGGGGAGCGAACCGCCAGGGAACGACCGCCGATGCTGTAGCTGGCCTCCTCCCGGGTTGCAGTCCCCTCGATGGTGGCGCGGATTTTTTGCAGCACCCGATAGGTGTAGGAGGCTGCATCTTCAGTGTTGGCGTAGGCCGGGGCGACCGTAATCAGCCCCTCATCCACCGTGACCTCGGCGCTGTCCGCATCCCGAATGACCACGGCCCGCCAGCGGTAATCCATGGCGGTGTAGCTTTCGGTACTGGTCGCCTCGATCACATGGGCGCTGCTGACCTTGTCCGCGGTCAATTGGATCAGCGGGTATGGGCTGTCCAGGCCCGTCAGGTCATAGCGCAGGGTGTAGAGGCTGGTCGGGTAGGCGTCCGTAATGTCCGGGCGCGTCCACGCCCACAGGCTGCCCGCAGTGAGGGTGTCGGGCTCGGATGTGGGGTAGTTGGTGCTCTCGAAAAGGTTGTCCATGCTCAAAAATCCGTCGCCCAATTTCTACGCGCCCGCCCTGCCGCCCGCCGGCGCCGCTTGGCCTGCTGCTCTTTGAGGTAATCCCGCGCCGGCGGCTCTTCGGCCTGCTTCGGGTTCACCCGGTCATCAAGGCGCTTGCTGATCGAGGACCATACGGGTGACAGGATTCGCAAGGCGCTGAACGCATAAACTCGCGTGTCCAACGCCTCGTTGCGCTTGCGAATCTTCACCCACTCCCGGTAGGGAAACCCCCGCCGGTATCGCGTAACAAGCTGCTCTGCCACAAGCTGATCGAAGTACTCCGCATCCCGCGCCATCGGGAAGTGGCAGCAGCCCGGCCCCGGCTCCTCGATCTGCAGCCGGGCATAGATGGTCGCCTTCGCGTCATCAACCCCGATCTGGTAGAGGTCAACGTCACGCCCTTTCCTGCCCGTTGCCCGCCGAGACACCTTGACCACTGGCCTGCCGGCCCCTGCGATGCCCTTGCCCGCATACAGTCGGGGGTGGGCGGACTTCTTCACGAAGTCATAGACCCGCGTTGTCTGGTCGCCTGAGTCGATCACCGCCGCCGTGATGGAGAGCTCGGTGCCGGTCTCGTGCTCATAGCGGGCGTGCAGGGCATCCTCGAGGTCCTGCCACACCGCGTCCTGGGCGGTGTCTCCGGGGATCACCCGGTAATCGACGTTCCAGCTTTCCTCGCCCTCGCCCCACGCAACAACCTCCATTTCAAGGCGGTCGCGCTGCACGTCAATGCCAGCGGTAACCACCAGCGCGTCAGCAGGGACTGGGGCGGGGTAGTCCTCGCGGCGCGAGTAGAGGGTGTTCTGGTCAAGTCGCTCACCGCGGTCCTCCCAACTCTCGCCCAGGGATGTGTTGACCCAGGTTTTCAAAAGCTCCGAGTTGCTCTTGGCCTCGAGGAACGCCCGCACCATGTCGGGCAGTGAAGACCAGGGGCTGTAGAGCTCCGACAGGTGGAAGCCAGCCCGAGACCCGCCCGGGTTCTCTGCCACCCACCGCCCTTTGCGAATGGCGGTCAGCCGGCCCTTCTCGCTCCACAGTGCCCCGCAGCCATCGCAGGCATACTGGGCCGTATCAGGTAGCGCATTGTCCTGCTCGTCCTTCTGCCACGTCACGTTGCGCCACAAGAGCCGTTGCTCATGGCCGCAGTGGTTGCAGGGGACGTGGTAATAGCGCCGGTCGCTCTGCTCAAACTCGAGCTCGATGCGCGAAGACCCAGACTCCGTGGGCGTGGAGGTCAGGATCACCTTGCGATTCCAGAAGGTCGCCGTCCGCTTCCGGGCGAGGTTCACCGGGTCCCCTTCTGTCCCTGCGCTCGCCGGGTAGCGGTCCACCTCATCGCAAAGCACCACCCGGATCGGGCGCGAGGCCAGCGAGGCCGGACTGTTGGAGCCGGCCATCGTAATGTGGCCGCCCGGGAACACCTTGTGCAGCAGGGTGTTGGCGCTGTTCTTGCTCCGGGGGTCCTTCACCTTGCCTTTCAGGGCCGGGGTGTCGCGCAGCATTGGGGCCAGGCGGTCCTTCGACCAGGTCTGCGCCATCTCGAGAGTGGGCTGCAGCACCAGCATCGGCGCCGGGTCCTGGTGGATGTGATACCCCACGATGTTGTTGAGGATCTCCGTGGCGCCCACCTGCGCTGACTTCATGAAGACGATGGTTTCGACCCCGGGGTCAGAAACCGCATCCATGATGCCGCGCTGGTACTCAGCCCTTGCCGTCAGCCACCGGCCCGGCTCCGCGCTCGATTCGGGAGACAGGCGGCGGTGTTCGTCGGCCCACTCCGAGACCGTGAGACTAGGCGGCGGCTTGAGGTTCGCCTGCTTCTGGCTCTTCAGCGCCTTCTTCAGGGCTTCCGTAGATGCCATCCGCCGTCAACTCCTCCAATGCCTCGGTCACCGCCCGCTCCACCAGCTTCATGGCCTCGGCCGGCTCTTCCACGCCAATCAACTGCGGGCCTAGTTTGGTCGGCAGGGAAAGCAGCTTGGCCCGCACGTTGGCGTAGTCGTCACCGACAACCGCGGCGACCTCCTCGATTTCAATGAGCTCGCCCTTGCGCTTGGCGAGGTCCAACTCAGACATGGCCGCCTCGGCCGCCAGCTTGCGGCGCCGGGCCTCGTCCAGGTCCAGGGACTTGGTGTCCCCCACGGCTTGCTGGGCCACCTGCCGCTCGCGCCAGGCAACCACCTCTGGCACGTCGAACACCCAGGACTTGCCCTGGCCGCCTTTCTGGACGAACGGGCAACCCTTGGCGACCCACTGCCCGATGGCGACCGTGGAGACTCCGAGGAGCTCGGCCACGTCCACCTTGTTTACTCGGCGCTCTGCCATAATCTCAACTTGCGTTTTGCAACCCAGTCTCTAGCGAAAAACCGCGCCTCTTGCCCCCGCAAGGCAAAAGCCACAAAAGGACCCGCTGTCTTTCTGCTGGCGCATGCCGCGGTGTGGGTTCTGGTTCCAGCCGGTGCGGAGTGATGCGTGCTCCTCGCAGTAGCCAGAGCGATCACGCGACAGTGCGCCACACCCGGCCTTGCGGCAGGGCCTCGAGGGCCTATCCACCTAAACTCTCTCCACCGGCTCCCAATAGCGGTCGAAGGTGCTGTCCCGCCCAGGTTCGGTGGTGTTCGCGTCGATCTTGCTGCGGTAGAGCCAGTCGGCCCCGCCGTCGTTGGGGTTGTCCCAGATAACTTCGTCGCCCGTGTCCCATGTGTCGGGCGGGGTGAGCATCTGCCAGCGAGGGGTGGAGCCTGCGGGATCACGATACGGACTCCAAAGAGCAGGGACGGCCCCTGGCTCGCGGTCAATCTGTCCGTTGTGGCCCTGCTCGCAAACCCACAGCTTGCCGTTGTGCTTGCGAATTTCCTGGGCGACGTACACGCCGTCTACAGTCCATGCCCTGAACAGCGTGCCCACCTTCGCCAGATCATCGTCATCCAGCGAATCCAACGTGGCCGTGTCTACTAGCTTGCGGGTTAGCACCTCAAGCGCATTGGTCAGCTTCTCCGGGTCTGTCGTTTCCTCAATATCCCGCTGCCGCTGCTGGGCCGCGATTTCCTCTGCGGTGTAGTCGATAACCTCCCACTGCTGGGTCCACTTACCGTTCACTTCTACCGGATCGGCCTTGACCAGCTTTTGCTTTAGCGGGTCATAGGTCGGTGGATCAGAGGGAGTAACGCGATATACGCCATACTCGGCAAGGGTGGCGTCAGGAATCTCACGCGGGAAACTGACAAGCGGGTTGTCGTTACGAAGACGACCGACGCTATAAGTTTCAGGTTTGTTGTCAACTACGCGAATATACATTTCGCCTACCTGTAGGTTGCAGCAGCGAAGGCTTGTTGAGCATCGTCACCGGAATAGGTGACCGAGTGCGTTGAGTCCCCGGAAGCCGCGAACCCGCTATAACCAATAAAGAAATCAGCAGAAGCAGAACCCATTTCGCTAAAGTCTTCTTCCTCAAATCCAGTAATGCTGCCGTTTGTATCGCCTTCTTGAAAAAGACCGCCAATTAAACAGCCACCAGAACTGAAGTCGATGCTTAGACTGCCAGATGCACTGTCTTCACCTTTTACTGTGTCTACAAGAGCAGCACTCCCGTCAACATAAAACACCGCGACAGCCGACCTAGTTGGGGTTGGAGAGCTTGAGAAGGTCGGGACAAAAGAGACGCTGGAATCTCCAGCAAGAGACGCGCTGGCCTCAATGGAGCAAATGGCGCAATATGAACCACCGTTTGATTCTGAAGAAACATCCACCGACGCGCTCTCACCACCAAGAGTTGCCGAAGTCAGTCCCTCCTTGCCTGCATTCGCCTCTAGCCCGTAAAGAATCAGAATAAGCGACCCTTCTGGAACACTAGACAGGTCAATCCCAGTTACATCCTTTGATGACTGCGTGACTGTAAAGCCAAGATAAACAGGGTTAAGGCCACCAGAGGCAAACAGTAGTTTTGTGGAAAGCGGCATTAGCTGGCGGTCCCCGGTGAAACACCAATGAGCGTCGTCCCTACTTTTACAAGAACGACAATTGTCGTGTTGGTCGTGTCCAGCGTCGGGGCTGAACCACCGACCCACTCCATTGTGGGCCAAGTGATTGTGTAGGCCGTGCCGTCATCAATGAGTAAGGTAAGGCTCTCGCCGTCAGCCAGTGAGTCTGTGGGGGTGGAGTTCCCAGAAAGCGTCCATTCATAAACCGTTTGGCCAGAACTACCGACCTCAAGAGTCGGCGTAGTGCCGCTCAAGGTGCCGGTGGTCTCCATGCCACGCCCAATCACCTTTGAAAGGGTCTCGCCTGCCAGAAGGTTCGCAACGGAGATCCGCTTTGTCGCAGAGGCAGAGTCGTCGACGATGGGGAGCTCGTCGGCATCATCGGGCGCCGCCGCAAGCTCCGTCAGTGCGCTGATCTTTGTGTCTGCCATCGTTACTCGCTCTTAACCCTTCGGCGTTCGGTCTGGGTCAAACTCCACATGAATGTGTGTAGGCTCAACCACCACGTCAAACTCTGCTCCAAGGGCGGCTCTTAGTCTTTCCGCCAACTCCTGCTTACCATCGTCGCTCAAATACCAAGTGCGGATGTCCAGCGCCAGGCCGGCGTAGTGCAGCGAATTGTCACTGTGCTCGCCATCGGTGGCCGAAGTGATCGTGGGCTCCACTAAATGATTAATCACGCGCTCGATCACGGGAATGGAGGCGACAATCTCGGGCTGAATGCCGTTAAGGGTGACGCCGTGTTTGAGTTTCACTTCGACCCCCCCGAAAACCGCGTCAGCGCCTTCTCCGCAACGTTGCCCATATAGGGCGCCGCGAAGTAGAACCCGAGGATGATCGTCACCGCCGCGTTCATCTGGTCGGTCTCGGTCTGGATCACGGCGATGGAGGCGTGGATCTGCGAGGCCACTTGCGGGTCAGCCAGCCAGACCGCCCACACGCCCATGAGCATCGTGGAGACCTTCAGCGTGCCCCAGAGGCCCGTGATACCGAACGCAAGCACACGCCGCGCAAGACGGCTCCCAGAGGTGCCCTGGATCCACTCGAGGGTGACGCGCACCATCTCGAGGGTGGCCTCGCGCTCCTCGGCAGACTTCTCCTGGTCGGTGTGAAACGCCTCGTCAAGCAGCTTGGAGCCAGCGTTGATGACCCCCTCGACCGCCTTGTCGGTGCCGAAGAGTTTGCCGAGGATGCTCACTTGTCCGCCTTGTCCCGCTGCAACGCCCCCACCTGGGCCTCTACCCGGCGCAGGGCGGCAAGCACTTCCGCGTGCTGCCGGTCAGCCTTGTCTTCACGAACGTACTTCTCAGCGACCTCGAGGCGCCACTGGTTGAAGTCCTCGCGCAGGCGGTCATCGGACTCCTTCAGCCGGTCAATGGCCCCACGGATGGGGACGATGAACACCAGCAGGAGGAACTGCAGAAAGCCGACAATGGCAACACCGGCCTGCGCCCATGTGGGGAGGTCGATCACTGCTGCCCACCACCGGCACCCATCCCGTGCCCGCCGGGCACCGGATCTGCCGCCTGGCGCTTCGTGATCTCATGCACCACGGCGGCGCGGATGGTCTCGCGGATCTCCTCCGTGAAACCAAACACCGTGCCGGTCTTCTCCACCTTCCGCAGGAGGGCCGTGGGGTAGGTCGCCACGATGGCGGGCCAGTCGGCTTGCTCCACGGCACGCTTCCAGTCGTTGGCCACGCTTTCGTCCTTGAGCTCGGTGGCAAACTCGCCCCAGTTGCGCTCGAAGAAATCGGCCGACTCGGCAATGCGCCGGTCAAGGATGGACAGACCCGTTGCAGGCTTCACGGGCTCACCACCTCGCTTGGCGAGATAGTCCTCGGACCTGAAGACCACATAGCCGTTCTGCGTCAGCAGGTCGATGGCGCCGTCGAAGTCAGGGCGAAACAGTCCCGCAACCCAGCCGGCAAACGCCGCCCAGGCTTTCCTGAGTGCATCGATCATGGTGAACCTCGAATGATGCGAGCAGAGGCCCGGGCTGGAGTCTCCTCTGACTGTGGAGCCGCGGACATGCTCGCAAAAGGGGCCCGGCTGCTTGGGGGAGCGGCGCCAGGGGAAGGGACGCACCGGGCGAAAACGAAAACGGCGAGCACTTGGCCCGCCGTCAGTTATCCATCATCACGTCTGAGGGTATATCACTGGGCACCCACCTCCCACCCTGGGCGCCCATTATTTTTCCTGCCCGAATGAAGCCAGCCACGAAGCTGTGCCCATCGCTCAGGCTGCGCGCCAGTTGCTTGCGGTTGCCCTGCCCGCGGGACTCCATCCAGCGAAAGCTGCGGTTTTCGGCGTGAACCTTAACGATGACGCGATGCGCCTCGGCGTCCTCTGCCTTCAGGGCGGCTAGCGCAGAATCAATCAGCAGACCCTCGTCATCGGACAGCCCCTCGACACCAAGCCCGCCACCCAGCAACTTGCGCTCTGGTGTCGAGTGCGGGTAGCCAATATCCGAAGGGTCAGCAGCCCTTGCCCACTGGAAGAAACGCCGCAGATTTTCCGCAATGTCGTCACTCAGCATCCTCACTCCCCCACTCCAACTTCTGCCCGTTGGCCTTCCGCAGGCGCTTGCTGATTTCGATGACCACCCCAGACGCCCCCGCAGGCACCTGCTCGATCCTGCCGCCCCTGGCGAGGTAGTCGCGGACGTGGGCGGCGATTTCCTGGCGTTGGCGGTCTTTGGTGCGCATGTCACACCACCCAGCCCCACAGCAAAATCAGCGTCGCCCCCGCCACGATCCCCCATAGGCCACAGGCCAGCAGGGCGCAGGCGAAGAGGAAGCTGGCCTGGCGTGGGGTGGATTCTCGAATTCGGTTGATGAGGGTCATTCCTTGCCCTCCGCTGCGGCGATGGCCCTGACAGCAATCTCTCTTGCCATCTCCAAGTCAGCAATCGGGCCGTTCGCAATATCCTTCAGCGCCTCCAGCATCTGCGGGGCGGCTGCGATCAGGCGAGCGTCCGCTTCAGAGTTGGCGCGAGCGACTATGCAAAGCTCAGGGGGCGAAGGCACTTGCAGGGACTTCCCATTAGAATCCCTCCAAACGCCATCAGCGTCCCACGGTCTGTGCTTGCTCATGCTCCCCTCCTCGCCCGGTACCAGCGGGCTCTGCGATTGAACAGCCGCTTGATGCGCTGCAAGTCTTCAACGGTGTATTTCCGTTCCTGCTGGTCGTGCTCAAGTTCCAAGACACGCCCCTCGCCAAGTCTTTCCACCATGCCCTTCCGCATCTCAACGATGTTTCCAGAAAGCTCACGATTGCAGCGTGTGCAGACCCGCCAGATATTCAGCAGGTGGAATCTCAAATGCGGCGCAGCACCACGCGAGCGGTAGTGCCCTGCATCCCAACCCGATCCAGTAATCCCATTCCCCCGCCACTGGTTGCCGCAGGCCATGCACCCCTTCCCGTTATCTCTTGCCCTGACGTAGGCGTTGACCGCCGCCTGAGCCTCGCGGATGTAATCGCCACGGGTTTTCAGCTTCACTTTCCGCTCGCGGTCCTTGGCTCGCTGGGACTTCACCTTCTCCCGGCGCTGGTGCTCCATGGCGCACTTGAGCCCACAGGCCACCTGCAGCGAGTTGCGAGGTTGGAAAGTCTCTCGACACACACGGCACTTCTTGGCCTTGGGTTTAAGCATTCTCGGACTCCAGCAACTCCCGGTACTCGCTCTCCCGCGGGTTGAGCAGAGAGATCCCCTTCTCGATGCACCAGGCTTCGTGCTGCCTGAGCGCGTCCATGCGCTCGCCCTTCGTCGCTGCACGCATCCCGTCCCGACCGGAGCGAGACCAGGACAGCCGCGTCCCATCCTCGTCCGTACCCATCCAGTGCGCGGTGAACAGTTCGTGCGCGTCTTCAGCGTCGAAGGGGCGCGAGTGGAGAACCTTCCCTTCGGCGTTTTTCACGTCGATGGTCACGCCTCGGGATGCCATGAAGTCAGCGGTCGTGCTCATCCACGCCCTCCAAAGGCGGGCCATGCTCCACCGGCCCGTCCTCGGATCCTGCGTCGTCACCAGAAGGACCGGCGTTTCCGCGAGCTCCTCCTGAAGCTCCTGCATGAACCGCTGGAGATTCACCCCCGTGACCTGGTAGTCCTTCACGCTTCCGCCTCCTGGCCTCGAAGATCAACTCGACGTGCTTGCGGACCAACTCCTGCCACTCGGGTCTCACCTGGAACAGCATGTGGCTCCGCGCCTCCCGGGTGGGTTGGTCCGCGATCATCTGCGCGATCTGCCGGGGCCTCAGTTCGCTCACGCACGACACCACTCCAGCGGGAGGGTTCGTGTTTCACGGGAAACACTGGGCACCGGCCAGCACCCGCCGCGATTGGTCAGCCAGTCCCTCGCCCGGGAGGGAATGCGATACCGCCCCTCCTCGAGCACCAGCCGCCCCTCGTTGACCAGTTGCCGGCACACGTCGGCCGCGTAGCTTGACGAGATACCCAGGTTCTTCCGCACGTCATTCGGCCGGAAGGGATCTCCGGAAACGACGGGCGCGCTTTCCATGATCCGATCCGAAATGCTCATGCCAGCACCCACCGGCGGATCACCCGCGCATGGTTCCCGGGACGGCGGGAAGGCTCGAAGCCGATGGACTTCCACCCCTTCCGAAAAACCGCGCCCCAGGCATTGCCGTGGGTCGGCGTGATCCCCTGCTGGTCTGCGAAGTCCCGAAGATCATCGGTGGTCACTGAACCCCGTTCGATGGCGATCAACCTGGCCTGCCGCCGCATGATCTCCATGAACCCCTCGTTGCTCGCCTCGACGAAATCGAGGCCGATTTGCTTTGCCGTACTCATCGCGTAATCCGCTCCCCTGTCGCTGTGACGTACTGCCCATGCCGCTCAAGGCAGTGGGCCCTGAACTCCTCGCTGTTCGCGAAGTCGTGCGTGAGCTCGTCGGTCATGGACCACTCCCGCACCCCCCGTGATTTCTGCCGCTCGGGTTTCGGCGCGTCGTGTTCAACGTCGAACTTGCTCACGAGTAACTCCCCTCCAAAACCTTCAGCGGTGTGTTCGGGCGGGTCAGGAAATCGAAGTCAGCCCGCCAGTCCTTCTTCCGGCCCATGAGGAAATCCGACCTGCGGACCGCTCCCCAGTAGCCGCGCCAGTTGTCCAGGTCGCGCTCCATGATTCCCTCGTGGATCTTCCGCAACCGCTGGCGCCGCTGGTCGGTCAGCTTGACCACCCGGGCGAGGTCGGGAAGTTGCTGGTGATAGAGATCGACGATTTCCGAGTAGGGCGTCGGAGGCTTCGCCTTCGACGAGACCGATAGGTCTCTAAGGGATTCAGGATTCAGACAATCAGGATTCAGAGAATCAGCCCGAGTGCTGTCCCCCATGGTCTGACCGACTTCTGCCCTTGGTGCGAAGTCCTGCTGACCTTGGCCGGATTCGTCGGGATTGCTCGCGGCGTGACCGTGCTCGCGGCTCTCGCAAGCCATTGGATCGTAAGGCGGAATCTCGCTTTCGACCTCGTTTCGGTGTGGCTTCTGGTGCCGCAGGAATTTCGGGATCCAGATGTACCCACGGCCATCCACCACATAGCGAACCACCAACCCGAGCTCATGCATTGCCTGCAGTCCCGCATCGACGTTCACATCGTCAGCGGGAAAGAGCTCCATCTTGATCCGCTTCGGCCGATCCTCGAGACGGCCCTCACGATCCGCCAGGGTCCAAAGGCCGATGAAGAGAAGCCGCTGCTCGAAGTCGAGTTCGACCAGTTCCTCGTTGCGGAAGAACCCGGGCTTGATGTTCCTGGCTCTCGGCACTACAGCGCCTCCTTGAGTTGGTCTGCGAAGTCGTCACCCAGCACCTCGCGGATGCGTTCAGCAGCGCGGGTGGCGTTGTTGGGCTGCAGGGTGATTGAGGGCTTGCGGAAGCCGGCGCGGATGGCGGCAGCGTGGGCGGAGATGTCTCCAGCTATCACGCGCTCCGCCAGGTCTGGGTGGTCGCGCTTCAGGCGGCGGAGCGTGTGGGATGCGGAGTTGCCGTACTCGCTATTCCGTACATTGTCCGGTTTCTCTGCGGCATCCTTCGCCGGCCTGCCCCGCTTCCCTGCCGCCGGCATCGCCTCCAGCAGCAGGGCGTGGCACTCGCGGTCGCCCTTGCAGAACTCCACCAGCCGGCTGTACTTAGTCTCCAAACCCCACCACAAGGGGTATTCCACAAAGGAAGGGAAGTCAGGGAAGCACTCGCCATTCTTGTCTGGCAGGCTGCGCCAGACCCCGTCCTCGAGGATGCGGCGGATCACTGTGGGCAAAGCCTCCAGCGCCCCGCCGCCCCGAGAAAGGCACTCCTGGGCGTCGCGCAGCACCTTCTCAGGCGGCCGCATTGTCCTGGCCCCCGGTGTACGCCTTGAGGAACTCTTCGACCTGAGCCATCGTTTCGATGGGATGGTTGTCGCACAGGTCATCCAGGTTCTTGACCCCAAACCGCTTGTGGATCGTCACCCACACCGACGCGAACGCGGGCTTATCAGGGTCAAGACGTAGCGCGATGGTGCGGGCCAGCCTGTTGATCTTGTTGCGGAGCGCCTTCTTTCGTGCGTGCAGCGGCTCTCCTATCTCGTCGATCTCCGGGATCTCGACACCTTCCTTGCGAAGGATGTGCGCCACCACGGCTACCGGGACGCCCGCTAGCTTTGGATCCCCGGCCTTGAGTCGCTCGGCGTGGTTAATCTCCGCAGCCGTGAACTGCTCGCCCATGGCGACGCCGCCGTCGTGCTCGTGCGTCGCCCCCAACGCCGAAAACTCTACCTTGTCGCGCTCGCCTTCTGCTGCCTCGCGCTTGGTGCGCTCTCGAAGGCCGGCCTGAGCCTCTGCCTCGATCCGCTTGGCCCACTCCTCGAGCTTTGCGAACCGGGCCATGAAGACGGTCGCCTCTTCCGGGTTGTCCCGGTCGATGACGCGGACAACACGGCCAACAAGCTGCCGGAAGAGCAACTCCGTACCCGGGACGCTGGCAAGCACCTGCACCCGGAGGCGCTTTATGTCAACGCCCTCGCTCACTTTGCGGACGGAGCAGAGCCAGCGAGTCTCCCCTTTGCGGAATTGCTCGATCTTGAGGTTTGCCTCCGGGTCGTCGTGGGTGATGACCACCGGGGACTCGCCGGTAACTCGTCGCACCGTCTTGGCAACCTGGTGGAGGTGACGGTCGTCGTTGTCGTCGGCGCCAGGGCGGCAGATGACAATCCCGCCCGGGCGGTAGCCGCGGCCCTCTGCCTCATACTCGTCAAGCTTGGCGTCGGCTTTCTGAATGACCGCCTTGAGGAAGTCGGACTCCTGGTGGAATACCACCGCAGCAACCCGGCCTACCTCCCCGCTTTCCGCGTCAGAGATCCGAACCGAGTGCCGGTCCTCTTCGATCACATAGTCAGCAACCCCGTTGTCGTGGGCGAAGAAGACCTCGCGGCATACCCGGTCAGCAACCGCCCGGCGGTAGGTGTACTTCGCGTGCGGGATGGCGACCTGGTTGTCGTCATACTGGACGAAAGCAATGCGCCGCCCGTCCCCGCGGAACGGCGTTCCAGACATTGCCAGCACAAACTCCGACGCCTCGCCAACCCTGTCTGCAGCAACGCCCCAGGTGTTCTCGTCACAGGCGTGATGAACCTCATCGAAAACGACGAGAATGCGGACCCCAAGGCTGCGCCAGGTCTCGATGTACCCGGCAAGGTTGGGAAGCTGGGCATAGGTAACCACTGCGCCCTGGTAGCCTTTCGGCGGCGGGCCAGCCTTCGTCTTCAGCGTTGTCGTGATCTGAACGCCGGTTTTGTGCCAGTCGCCGAGGAAACCTGCTTCCTTGTCGCCCTTCAGTGCAGTGGTCGGCACCACAATCAGAGCGAAGTCAACGGTGCCGTCGTCCAGCATCTCCCGGGCAACGAGACCGGAAAAAATTGTCTTGCCTGCGCCGGGGCACGCCTCGAGGAGGAACGCGCCCTCGCTGTGAGCGAGCACTTTCGGCAGCGCGTCCTTCTGCCACCCGCGGGGTTGGATGTTTGTCATGGTAGTTCTCCCATGTATTGACTTGTGGCACGCCCTGCAGAGGGCCATGCCGTTGGTGATCTCGGTGGTGCCGCCATCGGCATACCGAGTCCGGTGGTGCGCCTCCCAGTCGTCCGAGAGGGCTTCACCACATCGCTCGCACCTGCCACCGGCTGCGATGTACAAGTGCTTTTTCTGGGAATTGGAGAAAAGGCGCCTCACGCCACCCCCTTCACCACCGGAAGGTTGAGCCGCTCCATGCGCTTGAGCATCTGGCTCATCTGCTCCTGGGCGGCGATGAACTGGCGCTGCAGTTCCGCGGCCTCGTCCTCTGGCTCGACGGGGTGCGGGTCGGCGTAGCCAGCCTCCCGGCACATGAACGCCATGGCGGAATGGATCCCGCGCTTTCGCCCCTCGACCAGAATCCAAAGCACGTCGCTCGGGTGTAATTGCTGCGCGTGGTCAGGGTTCAGGCAGTTCGCCAGCTTGCGCCCGGCCTGGTCTGCAGACTGCGTTGGCCAGAGCTCAACACCCACCCGCTTCATGCCGCCGAGCCCAGCAATGACGTGGCCTAGAGCGGCGTTCAGATCCTCGTGGAACATCTCTTCTTGCATCGTTACGACCTCGTCTTATGGCGTCGTAAGGCGGTTTTCAGCGATAAAAAAACCGCGCACAGGGCGCGGTCAGGCGGCGCTATCTCGGGTCAGGTAGAAGTACAGCCGCTCGACCGTGTTGACCGATGGGTCGCTGACCTCGCCGTAGCGAATTTTTTTGATGGTGCTGAGAGGGATGCCGGTTTTGTCGGCAATCTCCTGCCAGCGCGAGCGGCCTTCAGAGGCCAGGATTTCCCGAACAGTCGGGAGGAGGATCGGCTCATGCTTCATGGTGTACACCTGTCCCGTCGATGGGACAAGTATATGGATGGATTACCAGCAGCGTCAACCCGCATCTGGGACACGCGCCGTCCTACAATAGGGACCATGAGACAAAAAGCCCCATTGGATGAAAACGTAAGCAGGAACGTGCGGTTCCTGATGGAGCGCCATGGGGACAACCTGCGGACGCTGGCAAGCCGCTGCGGCGTGTCCAAATCCACGGTCCAGCGCATCGTCGCTGGCGACCAGGCGGCCAGCATTGAGCACTGCCACGCAATAGCGAAGGCATACGGGCTGCAAGGCTGGAACCTCCTCCACCCTGACCTTCCACGCGATCTTGAGGACGGCGGCACCCTCGCCCGTCTCATCAATGCGTACTTCCGGTCCAGCCGAAGCGGCCGGGCGAACATCAACCGAGTCGCGGAGCTCGAGGCGCGCTACACTGAAACCGAGCCAAACGGAGAACCAACAGGCACGGAGGGGTAGCTATGGCAATGATTGAATGCAGCGAATGCGGGAAGGCGGTTTCGGACAAGGCCGCGAACTGCCCAGGCTGCGGGGCGCCGATTGCGACAGACCGCGAGGCATACGGAAGCGGTGTCGATCACCTCACGACCACGCAAGGCACGTCGAAGCGCCTGAAACTGCAATCCGTCTTTGCCGTCCTGCTGATGATCTTCGGGGGTTGCATGGTCTACGTCACCGCCAGCGTCGATGCTTCAGACCCCAGCATGGCGGGGGCGTGGATGTTTTTCATCGGTCTCGTCTGGTACATCGCCACCCGCGTCAGGATCTGGTGGCACCACTCCTAGACCTGTAGCGTTTTCAAGCAGGCCCGCCGAGCGCGGGCATTTTTTTGTCCGCCCTGTCCCATATACGGGTTGCAATCTCGCTTCCGCTGTCCTACATTAGGGACGTTATTAACGCAAACAGGAGCAGGGACATGGAACTCAACGGCTACAGCTACAAGCGCTTTCCAGACCACAAAGGCGGCCAAGTGCACGTTGTTACAACGAGGCTGGGGCGATTCCAGGGCACCACCAAGGACGAAGCCGACCTCGCCGCCTACATGGCCGAGCGGGCCCACCAGCACCGTCTTGAGCAGGCGGAAGCGCACAGGCAGATGGTGCTTGAAGAACAGCGGGCGGCGCTGGCCTTCACTGACGCGAGGGGACGGTGATGGACGGACATCTGATGAGCGTAGATCGCGCTGCCGAGCGGGCACGGGACGCAGACGAACGGCGGGAGGAGGATCGCATCGTTTGCCCGGCTGAGTCGGCAGAGCTGATCGACGCATGGCTCGCACGCCAGAAGCCAGAGCTGCATTACCTCGAAACGGTGGATGCGCTGGACTGGTATCAGGACCACACCGAAGCGCTACACCTGCCGCATGACGACCACGAAAGCAACCAGGTCATCGCCTCGCGCCTTCGCGCCGATCTGTACGCAGCGGCCAAGGCATCTGACGAGGAAGCATGGGATACCGAGGCGCGGATAGCAGTGCAGATCGTCCGCGGGCTGCGGAGCAACCTTCGGATATGGGTGGAAGAGACAGACGAAATAGGGATGGCGATATGAGCAAGCTGGTTTCAGTCATCGGTGAGCTTCCGAAGCTCAAAGAAAAGTTTGGCCTGCAAAATCGCTGGGGCCTGAAGTTTGAGCAGGAGTGTCTGTTCGCCAAGCAGCAGTTGCAGAAGAACAGCTACACCCTAGAGGCGGCGCAGAACAGCCCTGACGCGCTCAGGAGCGCCATTCTCAATGTCGCGGCCATTGGTATCAGTCTCAACCCTGCCACAGCACACGCCTACCTGGTGCCCCGTGCGCCAGCCAAAGGGCAGGCTCCGGTGATCTGCCTCGACATCTCCTATCGCGGGCTGGTGAAGCTCGCCACGGACTCCGGCGCGATCCAGTGGGCCAAAGCGGTGTTGGTCTACAACGGCGACGAGTTCAAGTGGCGCGGGCCTGCCGAGCCGCCGCTGCATGAGGCCGATGTTTTCGCCTCAGACCGGATCGACCCCAATGACCCGCTGAAGAACCTGAAGGGCGGGTACTGCCTCGCCAAGCTCTCCACCGGGGAGTACATGGTGGACGTGATGACCGCCGGGGAAATCCTTGCGGTGAGGGATTCCAGCAAGGCAGCGAACGGCCCATGGAAAGGCAAGTGGGCCGGTGAGATGGCGAAAAAGACCCTTGTGAAGCGTGCCAGCAAGTCCTGGCCGCAGACTGACACTCGAGGCCGCTTCGACAATGCCGTGGAGATCGTCAATCAACACGAGGGGCTTGAAGAAACCAGCGCCGACGAGCGGACCATTCACGAGTTCATGGACGTAGTGGCCGAGGGCAACCCAGTCAAACTTCTAGCGCACATGCAGAAGTTGTCAGAGCAAGAGCAGATCGACTGCTTCAACGCAGCGCCGAAGGGCGAGAAGACCAAGCTGAAGGAGCGCGTCAGGGACCTCACCAAAGAGGCTCATGCGGTCATTGACGACTACTGCACCCAGATCGCGGAGCTTGCCGAAGGAACCGACCCGGCCTGCCTCGACCTTTACGACGAACTTGAAGAACACGAGCGGGCACTGGTTGACGCTCGCATGACAGACATTACACACCGACAACTTGAAGCAATCCGCCAGGAGGCAGCAGCGTGAGCAAAGACATAGTGGCGAAAACCGGCGAGTACACCGACCGGGAGGGCAACCAGAAAGGCGAGTGGACAAAGATCGGCGTGGTTCTCTCCAATCAGAACGGCGAGTACATCCTAATGGATCCTGCTGTGAACCTTGCTGGTGTTTTGACCAAACAGAACATGCTTGCCGCAGAAAAGCGGAAGGCGGGTGATGACAAGGCCCGCATCGGGAGGGCGGTGATGTGCAGCATCTTTGACCGCAACCAGCAGGGCGGGCAGCAGACCCAGGAAACCCAGGCGCCGGAGGGCGGCGCGTCCTTTGAAGATGACATTCCTTTTTAGGGGGGGGGCAGCATGAACCAGTTGGAAGATTTGTTGCAGGAAATTGATTCTCTGCCGCTGGGCGAGAAGGTTGACGCATTGAACTATGTGCGCCGCAAGCTACATGAGATTAGCCCTTTTCGGGAGGAGCCGGTTGACCTTGTGCAGTGGGTTGTCTCTGACGAAGTGTATGCGAATGACTACAACCCCAACGCAGTAGCGCCGCCAGAAATGGACTTGCTGGCGCACTCAATCAGCACGGATGGGTACACGCAGCCGATCGTCACTTGGGCGACGGATAACGGGCGCGAGGTTGTAGACGGGTTCCACCGCAACCGAGTTGGCAAGGAGCGGAAAGAAGTTAGGTCGAGAGTTCATGGGTATCTCCCGGTTGTCGGCATCAAGGCCGAGCAGGCAGATCGCAATGATCGCATCTCGGCAACGATTCGCCATAACCGGGCAAGAGGCAAACACAAGATCGATGCAATGTCGGAGATTGTTATTGAGCTTCGTCGCCGGAACTGGTCGCCCAAGAAGATCGGGAAAGAGTTGGGAATGGATCAGGACGAAGTTTTGAGACTGTGCCAGATCAGCGGACTGTCGGAGATGTTTGCTGATTCAGAGTTTTCGGAAGCCTGGGAAGCCGACAATGAAACAGATTTTTCATCCGTACTGGAAGTGGGAGGAGACGAGTTCTCCGATGTGGCGAGCTGCGGAGAACCGGGAGGCCATGCTGCGTGAAGCAATCGCCTTTACCGGGGACGCTGAATTGTACGGGCGCGCAATGCTGCGTGTTATCAGAGAATGGCCTTACTCCTGTGAACACAACCTTACGAACCTTTCTCAAAACAGAAAAGCGTGGATTGGTCACGCGGCCTGCGCTCTTGAAAGAGGGTTTTGTGAAGACGTGGTTAGAGAGGCATGGGGGCACCTAACCAGGGAGCAGCAGGACAAGGCCAACGCAAAAGCGCAGCAAGCGATTGAGGAATGGGAAAAATGGCAAAGCGACCAATTGGCATTAACGTTTTAGAGGCGGCGGTTGACCGCATCACTTGGACATTCGACACCTTCGAGCGGGTATATCTGTCCTTCTCTGCTGGCAAGGACTCGACGGTGATGCTTGAGCTTGCAGCGGAGCTTGCGAGGCAGCGCGGGCGAAAGTTTGGCGTCTTGATGGTTGACCTTGAGGCTCAATACAAGCTGACGATTGAGCATGCGCTTAGGTGCTTTGAGGAATACGCCGATGTCATAGAGCCGTATTGGGTGGCAATCCCGATTGCGCTCAGGAACGCGGTATCTGTTTATGAGCCGAAGTGGGAATGCTGGGAGCCGGAGCGTAAAGATGACTGGGTGCGCCTGCCTCCTGATTTTGCTTACACCGACCCTGAGCATTTTGGCCTTCCTGGCGGGCTAGAGTTTGAGGAGTTCGTTCCGCTGTTTGGTGAGTGGTACGCGCAAGGCAAGCCATGTGCTTGCATGGTAGGCATCAGGGCAGACGAAAGCCTTAACCGATTCCGCACGATTGCCAGCACGACAAAGACCACATACGAAGGCAGGCAGTACACGACCAAGGTGACGGATAACGTCTACAACGTCTATCCGATTTATGACTGGCGCACGGCTGATATTTGGACTTGGCATGCTCAAAACCCTGAGATGCCGAAAAACGAGCTTTACGAGCGCATGTATCAGGCGGGGGTGCCGCTTGGGAACATGCGTATCTGCCAGCCCTACGGCGACGATCAGCGCAGAGGACTTTGGCTGTTTCATCTGATTGAGCCGGAAACCTGGGCCAAGGTTGTTATGCGAGTCAACGGCGCAAACTCTGGTGCGCTGTACGTTCAGGAATCAGGGAACATCAACGGCTACCACAAGATTAAAAAGCCGGACGGCCATACATGGCGCAGCTTTGCCGAGCTCTTCCTGTCTTCTCTCCCGAAGAAAACGCAAGAGCATTATGAAAACAAGATTGTCTCGTTTTGTAAGTGGTGGGAGGAACGCGGTTATCCCGATGGAATACCCGATGAGGCTGATCTTGATCTTGAAAACAAGCGTGACGTTCCAAGCTGGCGTCGGATCTGCAAGGCGCTGCTAAGGAATGACTACTGGTGCAAGGGCCTTGGTTATACCCAGCACAAATCCGAGGCATACCAGAAGTACCTAAACCTTATGCGACGCCGCAAAGCTGAAGGCGTTGTCGCCCCTTCAATCTTTGAGGTTGCCTAACCATGACCGAGCAAACACCCTGCCCCTTCTGCGGCAGCACCAACCTGCTAGACGGCTCCTGGTACGTCGACGACGAGGAGGTCGCGGCCATCGAGTGCGATGACTGCAAGGCTGGCGCGCCGGCGTCGGTGTGGAATCGGCGCAAGGGAATCGCAACAGCGCAGGAGGGGGAGTGATGGGCAAGAAGCTGTTTTTGCAGGAAGTCGAGATTCAGGACGTAATCAACGGCCTTGTGGAGAACGTCGAAAATGGTGACGCCGCTACCGGCACCGGGCGTGCGATTGGGCGTGTTGAGGTTGGCTGGGGCGGCAGAATTTACACGCTGTCCATTCAAGCTACCTGTGATGAAGACGACCTGTGCTTCGACGACACACTGCCCGTTCTTGATGGAGAGGCTTTTCGTAGCGGTCGGTGCGTGGTGCGAGCGCCGGAGGGGCACTACCCATCTGCTGTCCCCTATGACGCAGCAGCGCAGGAGGAGGAGTGATGGAGCCTAGCGACTGGCTTTGGCTGCACCTAAACGGCCTCATCATTTACTTATATGGCTACGCAATAGGGCGCATAAGCCAATGGCAACGCAGCGCAGGAGGACAGCCATGACTGACTTGGTAGAGCGAGTGACCGATGGCATTGCGTATGCGTTTCGCTATCGGCAAGACGCAGAGGCAATCGCCAAAGCCGCCATCGAGGCAATGGGCGGGGAGCGGGTGTGGGCAACCTACTGTGAAGGCAATCCCGTCTCCATGACGCGCAGCGAGTATCTTGCAGCGTCTTTAGGGAAGAGGCCGGAGTACACCGTAGTCCTCGCAATGCTCATCCCCCTGGGAGAGAGTGATGTGGCTGAGTGACGAGCAACTGCGGCAGTTCACCCGCAGGAAGCGTCCGAGCGCACAAATCCGGGTGCTGGTCCAGGCCGGCCTTCGGCCAGGCAAGGACTTCCTGGTGGTGGATGGGCGCCCCATTGTGGTAGAAACAGCCCTCCCGCACCACGAGAAGCGCGTCAGGAAGCTGTGAGGAAGTGCCCGGCAGGTAACACCCTGCTCCCCCGGATGTACTGGAAGAACGGGGCGTACTACCGTGTGCAGCGCAATCGCTGGGCTCGCCTTTCATCGCGCTACAATGACGCGCTCAGGCGCTATGCAGACCTCGAGGCGCCATCTTCCCTGTGGCCCAATCTCGTTGCGCTCAAGTACGCCGACTATCATCGGGCCTTTGATCGCGGCGAATTATCCAAGAACACCCTGAGCCAGTATGACTCCATTCGGCCGCGGATCACCGCAGCCTTCG